GATAGTGATGCAGTAAAAAACAGAATACAAGAGGTTTTAAAAAACAAATCATCTCAATTTATTACAAGCGCATTGTCTTTAGTAAATTCAGATGCAAAACTTCAAGAGTGCGAACCAGCATCTCTTTTCAACGCTTGTCTTGTTTCGGCATCATTAAGTTTACCTATAAACAATAATTTAGGTTTTGCATACATTATTCCTTACAATGACAAAAACAAAGGTATGGTAGCTCAATTTCAGATTGGGTACAAAGGTTTTAGACAACTTGCAATAAACTCAAATCAGTACAAAGAAATTGATGTAAAACCTGTTTATGATGGTCAATTGGTTGAGGATGAAAGTTTCAGAGGATTTCATTTTGAATGGAAGAATAAAAAGTCAGCAAAAGTAATTGGATATGCTTCTTATTTTAAGTTGCTGAATGGATTTGATAGTATTTATTATATGTCAATTCAGGACATTGAAGCCCATGCGAAAAAGTATTCTCAAACTTATAAAAAAGGGTTTGGAAATTGGAAAGACGAGTTTGATAAAATGGCAATGAAAACAGTTGTAAAACTTCATTTGAATAGTGGATTTGCTCCAATTTCAACTGAAATGCAAAAGGCAATTATATCCGACCAAGCGGTAATAAACAATGAAGAAACTATGGATGTTGACCATGTTGACAATTCACATGAAGTAGAAGTTATGAAAGATTTTGATACTTTACATTTAGAGCTTGAGGAAGAATTTGAAAGAACAAAAGACTTAATTCCTGCTGATGATTTCGATAACATTAAAAGAGTTATTGATAAAAAAGAAACATCTGCATACGAAAAAACATTATCATTCCTTAAAACTCTTTAATTATGATTAGCAATACAAATCGTTTAGGTAGGTTTACTTCGAGTAAAATTCACGTTTTATTGAATTATGGTAGCCGACAAATGACAGATGAAGAATTAGTAGAATTTAAAAAGCAAAATCCAAAAAGCCAAAAAAAAACAATTGAGGATGGTTTTGGTTCAGGAGCATTAACCTATATTAGACAAAGACGTGCTGAACGTTCATTAGGACGTTCAATTGATACAAACTTCTATAATCAAGCTATGTGTTGGGGCAAATTTTGTGAAGCATATTTATATTGGAAAGACGGACTGCTTGGTTTTGAATATTCTTTAGTTTCTAAAGAAAGTATCTTACATCCTGATTATCCATATTGGGCTGGAAGTCCTGATTTAAAAAAGAAAGAATGTGGTTCAGAAATTAAATGTTATTATCCTGAAAACTTCTATAATTATTCAAGTATGCTTATTATGGAGGATTTTGAAAAGTTTAAAAAGGATTTCAAAGAAGAATATTGGCAGATAGTTTCAAACGCTTGTATTCTTGGATTTGACAGAGGTGAAGCAATTGCTTTTATGCCAACTGAAACACAACTGATAGAAATGAGGCATCTCATTGAGAATACAGATTTTATCGAAAAGAATATGCAAGATGACCAATGGAAATATCGTTTTATTTACGAAAAACCAATTGAAGAATTGCCATATATTCCTGATGGTATAGAATACCCAAATTTAGTTAAATGGGAGTTTGAAATTCCAAAAGAGGATAAAGAATTATTAACTAAAAGAGTAATTGAAGCTGAAGAACTTTTAGTTTCAGGAAAATTAATTTAAAATAAAAAAAAGTTATGCAACGTACAGAAATAATCGGACATATAGGTCAAGACGCAGAAGTAAAAGATTTAGGAAGTAATCAAGTAATCAACTTTAGTGTTGCTGTTTCAGAAAGTTATACAAATGCTAAAGGAGAAAAAGTTACTAATACAAATTGGTATGAGTGTGCTAAATGGGGTAATAATACTGCTATTGCACAATACTTAAAAAAAGGACAACAGGTTTTTGTCTCTGGAAAACCACAGGCAAGAGCTTGGCAAAAAGAAGATGGAACGTTAGTTTCTGTTTTAGGAATTAATGTTTTTAGTTTACAATTGCTTGGGGCTAAAAATGACAATCAGGCTACTTCACAAAATAATTCAGAAAAGCCACAATCTGAAATGCCAAAGACTTTTGTTGATAATAAAGAAACAACAGCATATAACGAAAACTTTGGGACAAACGAGGAAGGACATGATGACCTGCCATTTTAGAATATGTACTCAATAAATTATTTATCAAGAATAACTGGTATATCTCAAAACATACTTAGAGATAGAGCAATTATAAGAAATATAGATGCTAATATTCAAAATGGTATTAAGTTTTTTACAAAAAAAAATGCAGAATTATTATGTGGTTGTATTTTAGATGAAGAATACTCAGAGTTGCTTTTTTATGAATTTTTAAAAACAAACTCTCCAATTAGTATTGAAGAAGCTAAAAAGGCATTGTGTATTGATGAAGATTATATCTTTAAAGAAAAAGAATATATTTATCAATCAAAATTAAATTTTCTTTCACTAAAAGAACTTTAAACATGGAAAACGTCAAAACCATAACTTTAAACATAGAAGCAATTACAGATGATTTGGACAACGAACTTCTCGGAAAAACATTCAAATCAATAGTTTCTGAATTACGCAAACAAGACATACTTGTAGATGATTGTAGAGTTGAATTATTACTCTCAAAAATAAATGCCAAAGAAGTAAAAAAAAATACAACAGAAATTGATTGGGATAGATTAATAGCGTACTTCAACAAAGTATTTAAAAAATCTGCAAGGATAATATCTGATGATGCCAAAAAGAAATTTAGACAACGCCTTAAAGATGGTTACACAAAAGACGATATTCAAAAAGTAATCGACAATTGTTCCAACGATAATCATCACAAAGACAACGATTACAAATATGTTACCTTTGAGTTTTTATCAAGACCTGCAATATTTGAAAGATATGCAGCAATGGAACATAAAAAACCACAATCGTTAAATCAAGGACATAATAACCATTAAATTATATGCAGTTAGACGGATTTAAAATACTCACAAGAGATGACTTATCTGAAAGTCTTTTAGAATATCGAGAAAAAGGGGCTTTGCGAGGTGTTTATTTAGGTTTCCCAGTTCTTCATGAATATTATACAATGTCTTTGCCTGGAGTTACTGATTGGACTGGTTATGCTCAATCAGGAAAAACAGAAGTTCTTTTAGAATTGCTTTTGAATACATCTATTTATTACGGGTGGAAGCATTTACTTTATGTTCCTGATGTTGGAACTAAAAATGAAATTGTTGCTATTCTTATTCATAAACTAACAGGCAAAACTTTTGACAAACGTTACAAGAATTCAAACCTTATTACTCAAGAAGAAGTTGTAAAAGAATTGGATTGGGTTTTACAACATTTTTTTATTCTTCATAAGATAGATAAAAAATCAAAAATAACGCCTTATCAATTTTGGGATTTAGCAGTTGAAATGAAGTCAACACATGGTATTAAAACAGCCACAATTGATAGTTGGAAAGACTTGAAACATGGTAAAGATGCAAATGGTGAAAATTTTAGTAGAGATGATAAATATCTTGAAGATGTTTTAAGTTATAGAAATATGATGGCAGAAGAAAATTCAATGCATTTTCATACGATAATACACCCAAGAAACGGAATAGAAAAAGACAAGAATGGGAATAGAGTTGCCCCAAAGCCAGATGACCTTAAAGGTGGCTCAGAATGGTGGAATAATGGAAAAGTTATGATAACAATACATCGTACTCAAGGGCATAAAAACGAGTTTACTTTTATAGTTACAAAAGCAAAACCTCAAAGTGTGGCCAAGCAAGGAGAGTGCAAAATGTATCTCGACATTAGAAAAAGAACAATGTATTGGGAATATCAAGGAGAAAAAATATACGCTAAAAAAGACTATGTATTACCAAACGGATTGTCTTTAAATGAAGATGAAGATGATAATGTTCCGTTCTGATTTAAAATAACATAAAAACTATAAAATGGAAATTAATAAAATATATCAAGAAACTTGTTTAGAAACATTAAAAAAAATGCCTAATGAATTTCTAGACTGTGTAATAACTTCTCCTCCATATTGGCA